CTTTGTATTTTCTATTGCATAGCGTACGTCAGACTCTGAAAGATTGAATGCCGTTCTTCCACGACCATATACATACTTATATTGTGATTTATCGGTAGACATTAATGAATGATGTTTTCTTTTCGCAAAATTGTAAGAGCCATTCTAATAGATGTACATTCATTGTATAATTCTAGTAACCGATTTTTATGTGGAGACACGCAGTCTCTAAATGTTATTGGATACATTCCTGATTTTTCCAATAATTCGTTATACCATTCAGAATAATGATACTTCATTTTAAACCTTTTTGATTCAGGTATTTTTTCCCAATATTCAATCTGATCTTTCAACGGCCATAATTCCATTGGAATATTTGGATCTTTTCTTCTTAATGGTTTTATCTCTTGTCGAGCAGCTTTACGATCCGATCGTTGGATAAACTTATCCATGATGTTTATTGCTCTGTCTTTAGGCGATGTTCCTTGATATCCTTTCTTTCCCATAACTTATAATTTGTGTTTTTCTTTAAGTGTAACTAATTTTCTCCATGCATCTTCTGCTGCGTAGATATAACGTTTAAATTTTGCAATATTTTGTTCTTTTCGAGCTTTCTCTGCACGTTTCATATTTCTATGAAATGTTGCGTGTAATAAAGCTAACTTAATTTTAACTATAACTTTTATCATAACCTATTAAATTCTTCGTCTCTTGTAGTTTTATAAAAATAATGACTCAAAGTACCTTTAATGCTTAGTATGCTTTACAAGTTCTAATTCCAACCCTTCTGCAGTCAGTATGTCATATAATTCTTCTACATGATCTTTCCATCCAATTTGTATACAACATGTTCCGGTTGAGTGTACTATTGTTGCACACTGACCTGCTTGATAGTAATTATGGTTGCAATATTCTATTAAACAATAAATAACATGTTCGAATGTATTTATGTCGTCATCTTTTAATATTAATTGATATTTAGATCGTTTTTTTGAGCTCATGTAACTGTTTGCATTCTTCGTACATTTCTTGTTTTTCTAAGTATACAATCGCTTCATCAATAAACTTAAGTTTATCTAGATCTGTCCAACTCTGAGGCCATTGCCAATTCTGATCAGGCCCATTTAAAGTTAAATTGAGAACTTTATTTAAATGATTCATATACATAATATAATATACTGAATAATTAATTATAATCCAAATTATCGTTTAGAAGACCTCATATTTAATAAACGTTCACCTTTTCCGAAATATTTACTCAACGGAACGCCATCTTCTAAAAATCGGGCCGATTCTCTTTTTCTTCTTGCTACTAAACCTTTAGTAAATTTACCTCTTATCATTGAACTATCAGAAGGAAGCATCATAGCAGCATCTTTCCAGTCACGAGTTTTTACTAGTTGAATAAATTCCGATTCGCGTAAGCCATCGCAACCGGCATTAAATACTATAGAAACTAATGCATCAAACATGCTCTGCGTAACCTCATGAGCTCGATTGTTTTCTTGTTTCCATTTATTTAATATTCTACGTACACACTCAGCTGATTTGTTTGCATCAGCCTGCAGATACTTCTGTGCAGTAGCTTGGTCTATTTTATCCCCGAGTTTTGGGGTCGGTCCTGACATCGATCCTGTGTGACCCCATCCAATTGTTATACGACCATCTCCTAGTTTATATGCTTTAAGTGCAGGTTTGCCATTGGTTCCAGGCAGCCCTTCATCTCGTTTTATTTCATCCCAAAAACGTTGTGATGCACGTAAAGTAGTACCGTCTTTCATATTTACTGCATCTTCTATTAGTATATCTCGTAGCTTAATCATCTTTTCTAGGCTTTACTTTAATTATTATAAACTCATCTTTTTGATATATGTCAAAATCTGATGGAGTTAAATTATCGTAGTACTTCTTATAAAATTGTATTCGGTCATAGTCGTGAGGTTTATCTACAACACCAGATTCGGGATATCCAAATATCAATTCTTTAAGTTTCATCATTTTGATTGCTTACTTATCTCAATTGCTGCCAATTGTTTTAAAGCTGCTTTCTTTGTAGAATGTGTGCCTAAACGTTTTCCGCCTGCACTTGGATATACAGCCCAACCATCTTCTACCTTACGTATTTTCTCATCTAAGTCTTGTTGAATAGAAGCAATTAATTCTTTTTTACGAAATAACCCGTCATCATCTAAACCATCTTGTCCATCCATATAATTATAAACTGATTGCAAATAGTCTGCAGCCTTTGTTAGTTTAGCTTGAACCCAGGCCGGCAACTCAGCTTTTTCATCAATCATCGTACGAAGCATTTGTGAGTGATCGATACACTTTTCAAGTTGTGTTCTTGCCATTTTACCTTCATGATCATAATCAGTAGTATATGTATGAGTCAAACCCATTCCTTTAGTGTCATCATGATCTACTGGTTTAAATGCCATTGCATATGGATTATCATATACTTTACCCGGTATTGGATGATACCCATCGCCTTCTGGCATAAGATCTTTAAGGCTACCTTTCATCTTCATTAGTTTAGATGACGAAAGTCCTCCCGGTACTGGCGGTGGCGTTGGTTGATTCAATGCTGGTGCAAGATCTTTAAGCCCCACTTTCATCTTCATTAGTTTAGATGAAGGAAGTTCTCCAATACCAAATCCTTCTTTTAATTTTTTCTTGCTCATTTTTTGTCCTTATATGGAAATATTTTATTTAGTTTGTCTTGTCTCTTGCTGCAGCCGCAGTCTTTATTGCCGGTAATAATTTCATTAATCTTTTCTGCTAACTTATCTAATTTAGTTGCAGATGTAATCTTTGCAATGTCATCGCCTAAACCTTTACTTTTCATTCTTTTCCTTTTTTATCGGGCCACCTGAAACCCAAGCATCGCAAGTTCTTTTAGACGCACACTTAAATTTAAGAAATCTACAATAACCTAATTCGCCAGCATCAATAACATCATATGGATCAGTTGCTTCTTCGCCGCCAATTCCTTTGCTAATACAATTCAAGGTTTTATTTGTTATGTCAAATGCAGCACATGTACCGCAGATCATATTTTTTAATTCATCTGCAGAATCTGTATTCCACATATCCTGTTTCTTCTGCCAGAACTTTTCATTTTCTTGAGATGGATCGGCAGGTCCATATCCATATCCATCTATTGCAGTCTGTCTGTTCTTCAAGTTGAGTGCAATGTCTTGTGTCGGTGCAGGACATTTTGTTTTGGCTTCTAGTGCTAAATATTTTAGTTTCATTTTTTTGATTTCCTCCATGTGCCGCCAAGCTCTTTATATTTTTTGCTTGCCCAAGCATTTGCGTATGCTGACGGATATACATCAAACTTCTTTTTTGCCTGTGACTTTGCATATGACCATTTACTTGAGTCATTAGGAACGTTCTTTTCTAAAAATAGATTGAGTTGTTCTTCTAATTCTTCTTTTTTCAATCTTCCTCGTTTCATATTCAAGTTCCATTGTGCCATTCTGCGTTTTTCTCCTGTAGAATTTTTTGCTATTCGTTCTAAGTCTGAAATCGACATTGTTTGACTGATTCCATGTTTTTTGGATAACCCTTTGCGTCCTGGATTCTTTCCGTCAGCAAAGTTTTCTGTCTTTACTTTTGTTGGCTTTTGTCCTTTTGTACGTTCGCCGCCCTTTTTAGAATCTCCTGCTTTACGTTGTGCATCTCTTTTTCTTCGTACAAATTTGGCTCTTCCATCTTTTCCTAACTTTTCTGCTTTGCCTTTAGACAAACAAGCAGAATATGCTGCTCCGTCTTTCGCATCTCCACATTTGCCAACACGATTGCCTTGAGCATCATAACGATCCCATCCGCCACCACCAACACCACCTTTTTTTCCTTTACCGAACCATTTACCTAAACCGCTGTCTGCATACACTTCATCTACTGAAGCTTCTAATGCTAATGAAGTCATTACATTGCCTTGTTGCAAATCATTGAGTTTAGCTAAATGTCCAGAATTACGAAGTGTCTTGAATGCCAAGTTTTCAACTGAATATTCGCCTGAAGCTTCGAGGCCTGTTTGACGCATTCGTTTCAGTCTCTTTTTAAGACTTTTGATCTTCATTTCAATTTGTGGGTCATTTGCTTGAAGATTGTCTATTTCAAACTTATAAGGATCAGCTTTACGATCTATTTCTACATCATCTACTGACACTTGTTCTGGCGATGGTTGTTTCAACCACTTATCACACGTTAAACAATATACTCCCGTTGATGCGTGTGGCTCATTTTCATCTTGTGCATACAATTCGATTGGCATACCTTTATATTGTAAAGGATAAGTATTATTCCAAATACTCTTTTTTGCCATCATATAGTCTCTAACTAATGGTATGCTTTCATTTACATCTTTATAATTGATAAGTACATGAAGATCGATATCGGAAGTTTCTGTCCAATTATAATTTACATTGCTACCCGTAAGAATAACTCCTTTGACTGGAGCATCTATACCTAAGAATTCATAAAAGTATTGAGCAATCTTGAGCAGTTTGAGACGAAGACCAGGTTTTAATTGGTCACCATCCCAAAGTTTTGGATTCAATTCATTCTGTGTTTGATATTCTTGTATCATTTTAGTTGATATATTGTTGAATTAATATATTTAATAACTCCTGGTCTCTTTCACTTAGCTCTTCTACATTAATCGAATCTATAGATTCTAAAGCTCTATCAGCTTTTTCTTGTGCTGCGTTTGCTGTATCTTGTTGATTCATTATCTCTTTTTGTGCTTGCTCATCTCCAGGCTCAGACAAACTAACAGTAGCAAGTAAGTTTGCTTGCTCAATTCCTGCTTCTTGTAAATCTTCTCCTGCACTTTGTAATTCTGGATTGTCTGCATCCATTAATGCTGCAGCTATATATAAAGATTTTGAAAGAAACTTTGGTAAATTTATGTTACTGAATACTTTATCGCTAGTATTAAATAAAAACTTGCCAGCTCCGCGTTTAAAGCTAAGATTTTTTATCTGAGAAATACCTTGTTCAATATACGCAGCTTTATACTTGTTTAAACTTTTATTGATATTTCCAAACGTTTTTTGGTTTTCAGCCATATGCTTAAGCAAACGTTCGGTATATTTTGGGTTCAATGTCTTTATATTTTTCATTAGTTTCTGTACTTCAGAAGG